GTAGTGGAACTTACACTTCAGGCAATGGCGGCTCTGGCATCGTCATCATTCGTTACCCTTCATCACAATCACCACCCACTTCCACAACAGGAAGCCCTCAGATAAACTACTCTGATGGGTATCAGATTTATACTTTCACATCTTCTGGCACTATTACTTTTTAAGGAGCAAAAATGGCACATTTCGCAAAAGTAGAAAACGGTGTAGTGACGCAAGTCATCGTCATCGAGCAGGACGTTTTAAACCTTGGTCACTGGGGCGATCCAGCATCTTGGGTTCAAACAAGTTATAACACTTCTGGTGGAGTTCACTCACAAGGTGGTACGCCACTGCGTAAGAATTTTGCTGGTATTGGTTACACATACGATGCAGGCCGTGATGCCTTTATCCCTCCCAAGCCATTTGCGTCTTGGCTGCTGAACGAAAGCACTTGTCAGTGGGGCGCACCTACACCTATGCCTGTTGAAGAAGGCAAACGCTTTACATGGGACGAACCCACAACATCTTGGGTTGAAGTAGTTACCGCCTAATAGGAATAATCATGGCTCAATACAGTGGAATGTGGACGCTAAGTCAGGTTAGTCAAGCGGTGAAGAACCAGACTTGGACGGGCATTCCTCCGTCTGTTGTTGAGTATTTGGTTGTTGCTGGAGGTGGCGGTGGAGGTGCGGCTGGCGCTGGCGCTGGTGGATTGCTTGCTGGATATGCAGGAATTACATCTGGCTCATCTTATACAGTCACCGTTGGCGCTGGTGGAACTGGAAATGCTTCTGGTGGTAGCACCGCTACAAATGGAGCCGCTTCTGTTTTTGGTTCTATTTCCGCTACAGGTGGCGGGTTTGGCATGAGGAATGACAATACTCTTGGAAGTGGTGGCTCTGGCGGTGGTGGCTGGGCTGGCGGCAGTGCCACACTCGTTGGCTCTGGAATATCAGGACAAGGCAACGCTGGCGGCGCTGGTGGTAATAATGACCGCTCTGGCGGCGGCGGCGGTGCGGGGACAGTTGGACTTGGAGGTGGTGGCACAGTTAGCGGTAATGGAGGTGCTGGTATTGCAAGTGCTATTAGCGGAACTGTTACTACATACGCTGGCGGTGGTGGTGGTGGCTTTGCAACTACATTAGGTGTTGGTGGTGTAGGCGGCGGTGGAAATGGAACTAACGCACCAACTCAAGGCGGCGCTGGAACCGCAAACACTGGTGGCGGTGGAGGTGGGGGTCAAAATTGGTTTGGTGGGAATGGCGGTTCAGGCGTTGTCATTCTTCGCTACCCCGGCTCAATTCAATATTTCACTGGTGGCACAGTAACTGTAACCGGCACTTATGTTGTGCATACATTTACATCTTCAGGCACATTGGCCCCTACTACGCCAATTGCTCCTACTCAGGCTATAGCAATATTTTATTCTTCTGGTGTGTGGGTTGCTCCTGCTGGTGCTACGCAAGTCCAATACTTGGTTGTTGGCGGTGGTGGCGGCGGTGGTACAAATCATGGCGGTGGTGGCGGTGCTGGTGGATTCCGCACTGCAACTGGGTTAGCCGTTACTGCCGGAACTCCTTACACCATTACCGTAGGTGCTGGTGGCTCCGCAAGCTCAAGCTCTCCTTATGGGCAAAACGGGAACGATTCTGTATTTAGTTCTATTACCGCAACTGGCGGTGGTGCGGGTGCAAACAATGTATCAACAGGTACTGAACCCGGCAGTAATGGTGGCTCTGGTGGTGGAACAAGAGATACAACTGGTGCGGGTCTTGGAAATACGCCCTCTACATCTCCATCACAAGGAAATAATGGCGGTATAGGAGATGGTAGTGCTACTGGCGGCGGTGGTGGCGCAAGTGCTGTCGGTGCAAACGCAAGTGGTGGTAATTCTGGTGCTGGCGGTGCAGGAACTGCGTCTTCTATTACTGGAGCATCTGTGACCTACGCTGGCGGCGGTGGAGGAGGCGGGTCTATTGGAGTAGCTGGTGGCGCTGGGGGCGCTGGCGGTGGCGGTGCTGGTGGTAGTGGTAGCGCCGCAAGAGGTACTACGGGTACTGTCAACACAGGCGGTGGTGGCGGTGGAGGGGGCAGTTCAAACGGAAGTGGCGGTTTTGGCGGCTCTGGCATAGTAATACTTGTGTGGAGCTAACCATGTGGGACTGGGCTGAAGCATTCATTGCGGCGGCCCTTATTGTGGCCTTCGTGATCTTTGGCACGTACATAATTGCATGGAGTTGGAGTTTATATGGTTGACCTTACCAAAGCCATCGGAGCCGTTGCCGCTAGTGTTGCCGCACTAGGAGGTAGTTACACGCTTGCCGATAAGTTTGGCTTTTTTGACCGAGCCATCATTGAATGGACTCCAGAGCATTTTAAAATTGTTGCCGAGGCGGGTAAGCCCATTAATGTGACGGTTGCTCGGATCAAAAAGCGGGACGACTGTTCTGTTGAAAGTTTTACGCCAAGCATCCGTGATGCGGCAGGTATGGTGCATGAAGCAACCACTACGGCAAGCAAGTTTAGCGGCCCAGCGGGGCCAGAAATTGACACGTTCACATACCAACTCACGATGGTGAGAAAAGAAAAAATTGCCCCCGGCAAAGCCACCTTGCTGGCGACCATCAAATACAAATGCCCTGAAGGTGAGCGTGTTGTGCAGTATCCCCGCCATCCCAATCTTAGTTTTGACTTGAAGGGGTAAAGAAATGGCACAGTTTGAACCTGCTTTTGAACAGATGATGCAAGACGAGGGCGGCTACGTCCTTCACGAAGTGCCCGGCGACACGGGCGGTATGACCTACGCTGGTATTGCTAGGAACAAAAACCCGCAGTGGCCCGGCTGGGCGCTGGTAGATAAGAAGGAATTTGGTGGCTCCCTGACCCCTATGGTGCGGGAGTTCTATCGTGTCGAGTTCTGGGACAAGATGCGTGGTAATGAGATTAGCAACCAAGAAGTGGCTAACACCATCTTTAATTTTGGTGTAAACGCAGGGCTAGGCATGGCTGTAAAGCTGGCTCAATTGATTGTTGGGTCTACCCCTGACGGCGGTATTGGTGCAAAAACTATTGAGAAGCTCAACCAAGTTACAGACGGCCAGCGGTTCAAAGAGTCATACGCTTTAGCAAAGATTGCCCGTTACGTTGAGATATGCAACAAAAACCCCGTGCAGGTCAAGTTCCTCAAGGGCTGGATTAACCGCACACTGAAAGGTCTAGCATGAGCTTGCTTGCCGTTGGATCAATCATTGAAGCCGTAGGTAAGGTTGCAGGCGACCTGATTACGACCGATAAAGAAAAAATGGAAATGGAGATTGAGCAGCGTAAGCTTGATCTTGAAGAAAAGCGCATTGACCAGGCCACAGACTTAGCCCAGATTGAGGTCAACAAGATTGAAGCTGCGTCATCCAGTGTGTTTGTTTCGGGCTGGCGTCCAGCCATCGGTTGGATCGGTGTAGCTGCTATGGGCTATCAGTTCCTGCTATATCCGCTGTTCCAATGGTGTTGGAAATACTTGCAAGCTATGGGCTGGATTCCTGCTGGTATGGAACCACCTCCAGTACTAGACGCAGACCAGCTTTGGGTGATATTATCAGGCATCTTGGGCATTGCCGGTATGCGTTCTTTTGAGAAGACCAAAGGCGTTGCCAGTAAATAAGGGTAGCTCATGGCGCTTAAAAAACTTGTACTAAAGCCGGGCGTTAACCGGGAGAACACCCGTTATACCAACGAAGGTGGTTGGTATGAGTCCGACAAAGTGCGATTCCGCCAAGGCTCGCCTGAGAAAATAGGCGGCTGGGCGCGTATTTCTGTGTCTACATTCCAAGGTCTGTGCCGTTCATTGTGGAACTGGATCACGCTAGATAACTTAAACATTATTGGTGTAGGCACTAACTTAAAGTTCTATTTGGAAGTAGGCGGCAACTACAACGACATTACGCCCATTCGGGCAACAGCCATTCTAAGCAACCCGTTTGCCACAACCAACTTACTTACCTTAGTTACAGTCACTGATACAGCTCATGGAGCAATCACAGGTGACTTTGTAACGTTTAGCAACGTAGCTCCTGTAGGTGGCCTTGACTTAAACGGCGAATATCAGATTACCCTTGTTGATCCCAATACATACACAATCGTAGCTGCTACGGCGGCTACTTCTACTGTGGCGGCTGGTGGTGGAACAACTGTAAACGCTGTCTATCAAATTAACACAGGTGATCCATACGAGATTCCGCTGTCCGGCTGGGGTGCTGGTACGTGGGGCGCAGGTGTCTGGGGCTTTGGCGGTACATCTACATCTGCCCTGCGTCTGTGGAGCCAAAACAACTTTGGTGAAGACTTGGTTTATGCCTATCGTGGCGGCCCTATCTATTACTGGGATGCTGGTTATGGCGTTGACCCGTCCTTGGCTACGGTCACTATAGCCTCTCCTGCGGTGGTTACGGCGGCGTTTAGTTTGCCCAATGGCTCTCCAGTTATCCTTACAAATACAGGTTATCCGGCTGCACTGCCTACAGGCCTGTCCCCTGGAACCATCTATTACGTTATTAACTCTAGCGGTAACACGTTTAATCTGGCTTTAACTGCGGGTGGCGCGGCTATTACCACTACGGGTACTCAGTCAGGCGATCACTACATCATGCCTAATGGTATAGACATCGCAAGTTTGGCGGGTGCATCAGACTGCCCAATCATCCAGAACTTTGTATTTGTATCTGACATTAGCCGGTTTGTGTTTGCTTTTGGCTGTAATGATCTAGGCTCTACATCACAAAATCCCATGTTGATTCGTTGGTCGGATCAGGAGTCTGTGGTTAACTGGACACCCTCTGCAACCAATCAGGCCGGTAGTGTGCAGTTGTCGCACGGCTCTAGCATTGTGACTGCCGTTCAGACTCGTCAAGAGATCTTGGTGTGGACTGATTCTGCCATTTATTCTCTCCAATACATTGGCCCACCCGTGGTCTGGTCAAGTCAATTGATGGGAGATAACATCTCTATCCTTGGTCAGAACGCAGCAACCCAAGCTTCTGGCGTGGTGTATTGGATGGGCGTTGATAAGTTCTATCTTTACGATGGTCGCTTACAAACACTGCCATGCGATCTTCGCCGGTACGTTTACCAAGACATTAACCTTCAGCAAAACCAACAAGTGTTTGCCAGTACAAACGAGGGTTTCAACGAAGTCTGGTGGTTCTACTGCTCGGCTGGTAGCCTGACTGCCAACCGTTATATTGTGTACAACTACCTTGAGAAGATCTGGTACTACGGCACGATGGAGCGCACAGCTTGGTTGGACTCTGGTCTAAGAGACTTCCCTATAGCCGCTACGTATAACTACAACTTGGTTAACCAAGAGTTTGGTTTAGACAATAACGAAACAGGTACGCCGTTGGGTATTGAGGCTTACATATCCTCCTCTGAGTTTGACATTGAAGACGGCGAACACTTTGGCTTTGTCTGGAGGATGTTGCCTGACTTGACGTTCTCAGGATCAGACGCATCACCCACGCCTGAAGTAACTTACACCCTCTACCCCATGCAGAACTCTGGCTCTGGAACAGGAACGCCGGCAGTGTCTAATGTAGATAAACTAACTGGCGCTCAGTACACAGTGACTGAAGGATTTACAGGCCAGATTAATACCCGTGTAAGGGGCAGGCAGTTAATCTTGAAGGTTAGCTCAGACAATCTAGGAACAGCTTGGCAGTTGGGCGCTACCCGTATTGACATCAGACCGGACGGCAGACGATGAGCTACATCATTACGTCTGACTTTGAACTAAACAAGGTAGCCGCACCTAACCTGCCTCTACCTCCGCAAGAGTACGACCGTGTTTATTTTGACCAGATGCTCAATGTGTTGCGTCTGTACTTCAACAGGATTGATGCGTTAACCACTCAGTTGACTGCCTCTGGCATAGTGCCTCCTTTGACTAACTACACTGTGGCTACGCTACCAAGCGCGGTCACTTCTGGTACGGGTGCAAGAGCTTTTGTAACAGATGCTTTAGGCCCAACGTTTGGGGCTACCGTTGTGACTGGCGGGGCAGTGGCTGTACCCGTCTACTCTGATGGAACTAATTGGAAGGTCGGATGATGCCAGTTGATTATTTTGCACAACAATTTGGAAAAGATGTATTTGAAGATACATCGCCTGCAACTCCAGCGCCCGTGGCAACTACACCAGCTCCTGTAGCGCCGCCTCCTCCAACTCCGCCAGCAATGACGGTTAATGACTTGTACACGCAAGTACTTGGTCGTGCTCCAGATCAAGAAGGCCTCCAGTATTGGCAAGGTGCTTTTGGTGCTGGCCCAGTTACTGCAGATCAGCAAGCCAGTTTTATGCAGGCCGCACAAGGTGAGCTGGCCAATCGTTCGACTCAAGAGCAAGCGCTGTTAGCTCCTAAAGTTGTTGATTCAACGGCTACTGGCGTATCAAAC